CTTTCCGCATTGTTACCTGCTTTGCATAGGTAACTGTGGCTCACGATTTAGTAACTGAACTACTTCAATATTCCTCACTCGCTTGCTTTATGCCGATTTGGCAACTTTGTGCAAATCTGCTCATTCCCAACTGTTTACGTTCCAACCTCTCTTATTCTCCTTTGGCTGCTTTAGAGCTTTATGTTATAATCCGCAAAACGAAATGTTAGCGTTTTGCAAAACGAAATGTTCAATTCACAAAACGAAGCGTATACTTTTAAGAGTCCCCTCCTAACGTAGTTATAATAATGTTATAATGACGTTAGGAGGGGATTCTTATATTACATTAACGAGGAGAAATAAAGCTACAGGTTCTTATACTCCGCAATAGCATCGAAGCAGGGACACATCTTTTTCCATCTGTTTTTATCTGGTCCCCAGATGTCGCGGTGGCCAAGAATCTGAGCGGAAGGAAATATTTTGTGTAATTTACGCAGGAGATCAACAAGTACCTCCTTCTGCTCTACTGTTCGGTTATCGACAGGATTCCCGTGAGAATCGACACCTCCGATATAGGCAACATTAACAGCGGTGCTGTTATAACCCTGCACTCCGTTGCTCACCTGCTCGATAGGTAGGAGTTGATGAAAACCTCCGTCAGGGGAGATTACATAATGATAACCGGGAGATTTCCAGCCTTTTCTGCGGAACTCTGCCTTCAGATCATCTATAGACTGACTCTGCGAGCCTGCCGTACAGTGCACAAAAATTCTTTCAATTTTTCTCATAATTATGTATTAAATAATTTGTCTTAACATTCAATGTCTTGTTTTATCAGTGTGAAGTCATTACCTTTAACAATTTTCTTCATATAGCTATATGTTTTAATTAGTACTGTCTGTTAATTATTCTCGCAAGATATGGCTGTGTAAAACCTTCGAGTGTGTAAGACTTGTCGGGGTTATACGTCAACAGAAATTCATAAGAGTCTCCTGCCGCCATATCAAAATCAGACCAATAGCCACCGTCCCAGTGTGTAATAAGCGGGAGGTCTTTAGTGTTCCATTGCGCCACATTTGCGCCGTCTTTTGTTGTGCATCTTCCTCTCATGGCGATGGACTCGCTGCCAATATCCATCACGATTGTAAGCCTTACGCAGAACTTGTCATTGACATACTGCGAACCGAACAGCATTTGCTTGATCGTCCCGAGGGTTGGCAATGCAAGCGCAAGATACTTTTTCGAGCTGACTATCAGGGTAAGCGAATCTATTTTCTGCACTTCGTTATAAGTAGTTCCTCTCAACAAACCTATATTATCAAGGAATACATTCTTGGTAGTCATATTTATCATCGTGTACTTATATCCGTATACTCCACCGTTGACCGATACGTCACCAATACCGCGCAGCGCATAGTTCTGCACGCCGTTCTTCGCTTCCGCAAAGTAGCACACGTTGCTATGGTAGCCATCAGTTGTATCGATGGCATCTACCCTCATCTTCGCACTGAGGTAAGTTCCAGGGCCAGGAACAGCGAGGGTCTGGTCCGTGTCGATGAATATAGCACTCCGTCCCTCTGCCTTGATCAGCTGAAAACGAGTATCTGTCAACATCATGCTGTCTTCCTTGAATACAGCACCACTCGACAGACCTTCGCCCGTTATCTCGAACCGTCCGAACTTCTTTCGTGTACCACTGTCCTCATCTTCGTAATATCTCACACCGAAAGCACCCTTGTCGGCATACCTGTAGCCATCCTTAGAGACACGGAACGGAGAGTCGGCGGCTGTCGACGAACCTACCCAGAGAGGATATTGCTTTCCGTCTTCATCCTTCGCCTCGTCTATGTCGTAGTTTCCGAAATGAGCGAGGGTATTCTGGTTGTTGCTGTCCTTAGCCCACACGTGGTGCACATTGATAGTATCTGCATCTATCAGCTCTGCGTTTAGCTTGCCGTCCTGGAACATTGCAGCCGTAGTGCCGTTATTGTTTACCTTCACCTTGTTGCCATACAGCTCCACACCATCTGCTGTAATATTTAAGCCCGCAGCCTTGGCTGTCGCCTTGTCGATGAGGTCGGTCTTCTTCTCTGTGTACTCTGTCATCAGAGCACCTTCCTCCAACTTCGGCTTAGCCACCCAAGCCTCACAGCCGTCCACAGCTCGCAGCATGACACTCTGAGGAAGCACCGTGTCGCCATTGCCCGTATAAGGGTCTATACGCCAGTGTACCCAGTATCGTTTCCATTCGCTCGTCAGAGTGAAGTTCGATGCTCCGTCCGCCACATTCTCCGTCACCTTTCCCTGGCTGTTCTCTGCGTAGATATTCACGTGAACGCTGTCCTTGTACAGGTGTGCTCTCAGAGTTCCGCTTCCCTTCGCAAGAAACGAGAATACATAATTCTTCCTCAGCTCGAAGTTAAGAATCCTTCCGTTCTCTCCGTTGAATCTCAGGAAGTCACACATATTATTGTTACTGCTGTCTGCCTTTCCGTGAACTACGGCATACGCACCCTCGTAGGTGTCCTGTGCCACCTCATTGGCCGTATAAAGATTGCTCAACTGTCCGCTTGCAACAAGCGTCCTCGTGTCGTCGAGCATATTGCCGCCAAGGTAGTCGTAGTCCGTTTCCGCAAGAGTCCAGCCTGTGTACTCGCCTTCTTCCAGCATTGGCATACATATCCATCCGTTGCCCGAGGCAGTATAACCAAAGGTTCCGTCCACGGTTATGCCATTGTAGACAAAGATATTCACCTCGATAAACTCTGTGTTGCCCGTATTGAAGGTGTAGTTCACCTGCCTCCACTGGTTCACCTCGTTCTCCTTTATCTGCCACTGCATGTTACCTGAGGTGGCAGTAATACGGTCCCCTCTATTGCCATTCATCGTAGCCATCTTGAACACCTCCGAATGAACCTGTAAGTCCTTCGTGTCGCACTTTATCCATGCCGAGAAAGTGTAGTCGGTATTCTTCTTCACAGCGATGCCGTTGACGGCCTGTCCCCAGAAAAGACCCCTGTACTGAGGCGTTCCGTTACCCGTCACCGAGAAGCGGATGGCATTATGGCCGTTCACGCCCTGTGTTATCGTAGGCTGAAAGAGGCCGTCCGAGTACGCTATTTCCCCTCGTCTCGTCAGCGCCGTATCTCGCAGTAGGTTATGCCGTCCTTGCTGTCTCTGAGTCACACTGAGAGTAATCTCCTTTGCTGTCTGCTTGATAGTAGATGTGTAGGTGTTGAGAACGGTAGGATTGCTTCCTTTGAGGTCGTTCTCCAATTTCTCAAATTGCGACTGATACTGCTTTGCCGTAGCCTTTACACTACCCATATACTTCGACACGTTGGCAGAGAAAGGAACTTGCGGAAAATAGGTAACACCATTGTAAGTTAATTGTACAACCGCATGACCTGACGTCGCAGAAACTTTTCCTTGATTTACACCATCAATAACCACGTCATTTTTTACAATATTACTGCCTGATACAGATACTTCGATATATCCATCCTTCTGTGTTGCACTACATTTGCAATTTACGCACAAATCATCCCTTGAACTAATGTTGCTGCATTCATTCGAGATATTCAGGTTGCCCTTCATTACCTTTACCTTCGCAACCTTTGATTTACTAATAGGTACAATTCCATTATCATCTGTGTCAAAAACGAGCGGAGCATCTTCTACATGGATAGAGATAGCATCCTCTCCGTCTGTTCCTTTTGCTCCATCTTCTCCTTTATCGCCTTTAATGCCCTGTTCTCCCTTTTCGCCTTGGTCACCCTTCTCGCCCTGAGGTCCCTGGACACCTGTTTCTCCTTTAGGCCCCTGTGCCCCCTGTTCTCCTTTCTCTCCCGACAGCACTTTCTGCCAGTCCGAAGTTCCGACTTTCGGCTCCGAGTTGCAGCCGTTGGGGTTGACGCAAGTCCACAGTGCGTTATCGTGGTTCACCTGGTCGTAATGGCCGTAGCTCACGCCCTTCTGCCACTCGCCTCTGTAATTAACAAGGTGTATCGTGTCACCAATACTCGATACCCATTCGATGGCAGAACTTACGATCTTTGATCCGTTAGGCGAGAACACGAATATCTCCTTGCCCTCATGCGTATATGAGTTAACGCCACGCAGACCCACTATGCGAGGTGTACCATTGCCAGTACTCTCAAGCATCAATACTCCTTGGCGTGTTGCATCCTCACTGGCACCATCGAGCACGATGGTGTCGCCAGCTGCAGGCGTATCGCTGCCCGTCATGCAGTCAGTAGCCGACAATGTCACCCAGTCAAACAGTCTACCACCATACAGCGCCGTACCGTCCGCAGCCTTGATGGTCACAGGCTGAGTGCTCACCTTTGTCACCAGTCGCCAGTAGCTCTTATTGCTCACACCCTCGTGTTTCCCTTCGAGGATATTGAAGCTTTGACAGCGTGCCTGGTCTTTCACGCGCCATAGGTTTTGCGTCGCCGTACTGCCATCATCTGCCAAGAGATAACACTTCCAGCCTGTCGTAACACCCGATACAGAGTATTGCTCTTCCACGTGCACAATTTTCGAGCCTGCGCCCGAAAGATAGACGTTACCGCCAGCATAACTCAACTTGCGTATCTCGAGCTCGTGGAAGATGGCCTTACACCACACCTCCAGTTCGCTCAGCGACAGGCGATAGCCGCCGTTCTTCGTGCGCGACAGCCCGAAGCCCTGCTGCGTATCCTCATCGTAGTTAGCTGAACGCACATAGTCGGTCTCGATGCCGTCCTGTGCCTTCAGCTTCTTCAGCATTTCCACCACATCGGCAAAGGAAGCTGCACCCTCGATATTCACGTTTTTCTTAAACCCCACATTCCCCTCGAAGGTCTCGTCCTGATCCTTGCGTGCGAAGTGATCGAGCGCCTCTGCCGAGAGGTCCACCTCTCCAGCCTTCGTGGCATAACCTGCAGTGCCGGCATGTCCTGCCTGTTCTGAATACTGTGCGCTGCCTGCCTCCTTAGCCTTGTCTGCCTCAGACGCGCGCCCCGCCTTGCTGGCATATTCGGCTTCTGTCGCAATACCTTGCAGGCGGGTTACCCTGGTTGTACTGCCGCCCGATGCGCCCGTGTTCTTGGGCTTGGTGTATATCTTCGTTTTAATCATATTCTAACACGATTTGAATGTTGTTCTAAACTCTTTCTAAAGCAATAAGCCTCTTTTTACTTTTTTACCTTTAAAAGCAAGAAGGCCCTTTTTACTTTTTTACCTTTTTACCTTTTTACCTTTAAAAGCCTTTCAATCGGTCTCCTTCAGTGTCACCTGTGCGGTGCCTTCTGTCAGATTACGACTGATGCCCTGCACGGCGAAGGTCTTGCCGATGGCAGGATGCCGATAGAGGTTGAACAGCGACACCGTGCTGCCTTCATCCATGAAGTTCTGTTCCATCAGCACCTTCGGCTCGTGCCATTCCTCCCAGTAGTCGTTCACGTAGTGCTGTTCTGGCTTCGCCTGTTCCTGTGTCCGCCTGTTGTATATCGAGAGCAGCGGTGTCGAAGTAGCCGTACATAGAGGAGAAGAGAGGAACACACTGTTGCCCACGCCCAGTTTCTTGCAGTCCGCGGCTGTCAGCGCGGTCGTGATCTTGAACTCCAGGTCATCCTTCTTGTTGACGAAGGCCTCCTGCGTGTCGCTCATATACACGATGTCGCTGTCGCCAGCTGGCACCTCAGCCTTTCCGTTGTCGCTCACCACCTTCACCTCGAACTTCTCCACCATGATCGACGAGGTGTGTGCCAGGAGTGGCACACTGCGGGTCGACCATTTCGTGTGCCGCCAGAACGAGGGGTGCCGCCTTACGATCTCTTCCCATGTAATGTTCACAGGACCGAGGATGATGAATTTCACCTGTCCGCTCACTTTGTCCTCATACCTCACAGGGATGGCAGTGCCTTCTGCGTCTATGCCGTCGTAGTACCACACGTTATTCTGTACGTCGAACACCGTACCCACCATCTTGTCGCCTATTTTCGGGTCTACACCGATGGTGAAACTCTGCGCATAGTATTCGTCATCACTGCCGCACTCGGCCTTGGTCTTGTACTTCTGCCACACGTAGTCCTGCTTCTCGCCGTTGCCAGTACCGGCCGTGTCCGTGCCGAGCTTCTCGCCAGGAGCCTTCTCCACCACGCACTTGTCGCCCACGATGAGCATACACGCCAGGATGGGCACCTTCGACAGCTTGTCTGTGCGGTCGCCATACGCGCTGTACTGATACTCGTATTCCTGCGGACCTTCTGCCGTGTAGGGTATGAAGCCTGGGTTCCCCTCTATGTCGGGTCCCTTGTTCCAGGCGCTGCCCGTCATCGCTTCCAGCGCCTCGCACCAGTGCTTGCGGGTGTAGTATCTGCCGTCGCTGTTGTTGCGGCTCGGCACCGTCTTGTGCCAATAATAGGGGAACATCTGCGGATGTTCCTGCTCGTACAGGAATCTGTTGTAGAGTGTCGTACAGTAGTCCGTCATCTTCATCAGCGGGTTCAGCACCATCTTGCCCGATATCACTATATAGTTGGTGACCATCGGGTCGGCAGGCGACAGCACACCGCCCGCCACGTTGCCCGTATATTCCGCGCAGGGTATGGCGTTCTTGATGTCGTCTGCCGATGGCCGGTACTCACCCTCTGTGTCCTTGCCGTTGCCGTTGGTCGTTATCACCATGTAGTCGGTCATGCTGATGCTTGCCGTGGGCGAGTTGTCCGAGCCGTCGCCTCTCTTCTGCACCTTACCCGTGCTCACTATCAGCGCCGCACACATCATCTTGCCCAGCATGTCTATCAGCTGCGTCTGGTCTGTTCCGCTTGTCAGCTCCAGCATATTCCTGCCGTCGGGCGCATAGAAGGTCCATCGGGGATGATTCTTCACCAGTGCGAACCAGTCGGTCACCTTTGCTCCGTCGTAAGTTGTCTTACCCTCGTTCATCACCATCTCCTCGATACCGTCATACGCAGCCCATCCCTCACCGTCGGCACTGTACTCCGTCAGCAGCAGCTGGCGCTTGCCGTACACACTCTCCAAGGAGTCACTGTCCAGCGGGTCGTCCACCAGTTCCTCTGTCTTCGTCACGCTCGCCGTCAGCAGCAGCTGGTTGTAGGTCTCGCCGATGCTTATCTGTGTGTCGCAGTCTGCCACGATGGCCGTCTCCACCGTCACCTTCTTCGGCATGGTCCGTATATTTTTCAGGCCACCATCTATGTTGTGCCATATCGTAGCCTCACCAGCCCTTATCGTCTCCCAGCTGAAGATATACATCCTCCAGCCGTCCTGCACGATATGCAGATTGAGATAGCGCAGCACCTCGCTCAGCACATCCTCCTGTGTCCACACGTCGTCCTCCTCGTCGCCAAGAAAGAGCAGCTCGCTGATGCTTAGGTCGTTCAGGATGGAGTAGTGGCGGGCGTTGGTAGCGTCGATAGCCTTCGACCCGTCGTACAGCACGGCCGTCTTTCTGCCGCCCGATATATCCAGGTTCTCCGTCACCCCCGTCAGTATCTCGCTCACGATGTCATGGAAGCTGCGCTGGCTGGCCTGCAGCTTCACGCTCTCATACGACGAGCCTGCGGTGCCCACGTTCCGATAGGTGCTGTATTGCAGGGCACCCAGTGCGTCCACACACGTCAGCTCCACCTCGTCCCACACCTCATTGTAGCCCTGCGAGAGCGCCTGAGGCTCCACGTAGCCGGCAAACACACAGCGACCGCCCTCATAGATGTTCACCACCGCGTCGCGGCACGACGAGCAAAAGAAGTCAGCCACATAGTTGCGGCACAGCAGTCTCACGCTCGCCTGACTCATCAGCAGCACGTCGAAGCTGTCGTTCACCTGTGTGCTCGTCTCCACAGGGTCCTCGCTCCAGCTGATGTCGCTTCCCTCGCTACCTATCTCCACCTCCTTCGTGCGGTCGCCGTGGGTCAGTATCTCCACCTTCACCTCCACGTCTCTCTCGTTACAGTAACTTCCGTGTATATACATATCTGCTTTTTTTACTTTTTTACCTTTCAATCAGCAAGAAGGCTCTTTTTACCTTTTTACTTTTTTTTACCTTTTTACTTTTCTACCTTTTTACCTTTCAATCAGATCTTGATGTTCGACCTACGGCGCATCTGGCGGGTCTCGTTGGCTGTCACCAGCACGATGTCCCTGCCTCTTATCTTGCCCACCACGCTGCCAGCCTTCACGCCGCCTGCGCCTCCTGCCATCAGTCCCGTCAGCACGTCCGTGTTCACCGTCGGCTGCATCCTGCCGTTGGCGATGGCGAAGAGCTGAGCCTGCTGAGCGGCGTTCAGTATCATCTCGCCTGAGTTCACACGGGCCAGTACTCGGTCGCCGCTCTTGCTGTTGCCGCCCACGATACCGCCTGTGGCAAACTGGCTGATCGTCGCCACCATGCTCACGAGTTGCGCTGTACCCGATATTCCGAAAGCAAGCCATGTTATCCAGCTCTGCTTCGCTGCATCGGTCATCGCCGTGGCCAACGACAGCGCTAATTGTCCGATGGCTGCCATCACCAAGCCTGCCTTGGCTGCTGCCGAGTCACTGCCCAACTGCTGCATAGCGCCACCCAGAGCCTGACAGGCAGTGCCGGCTGCAGCGAAGCCCTTAGCGGTAGGGTCGACTATGCCTTGTATATCTGTCATCGCCTTCCTTACGCCCTCAAAGTTGCCCAGGTCTACATTGCCTAAGCCCTTGATCTTTTCGAAGTCTTCCATCTTCTGCGTCAGCTTCTCCAGGCGCTTGGGGTCGGCCTGCACCTGCAGAGGATGCTCCTTCAGATACTTCTGCATGTCGTCGAACGACTCCTGCAGCTGCTCTGCCATGGGTTTGATGGTTTTCTTCACCTCTATGGGTGGCGGAACCTCCACGCCTATGCGTACCTTCAGGAAGTAGAGGTCGCGCTGTAGCGCCTCCATCTCGTTATTGAGCGACTTGGCGGTTGCCTCGTTGGCAGTGGCGTAAAGCTGTCTCTTTTTCTCGTCAATGGCCTTTATATACCAGTCGATGCTACCCTTCAGTGGGTTGTCTTCCTCGTCGGTCACAGACGGGGTATGGTTGGTAGTTCCACCACTTCCGACTCTGCCGCCTGTGCCACCTGTGCCGGAAGTTGTTTTGCCCGCATCTATCCACCCGTTGCCATTGGCAGCTGAAGCCATTTGCTTCTTTGTGTCTTCTATCTGCTTAGATAGATTATTAATGGAATTATCAATCTTGGCCACTTGTTTGTCGCCCGAAACGTTGGTGCCATTATACCGCTCAGCACCCACCTTGGTGAACCGCCACTGCCCGTCATTACCAACTCTTCCGTATCTTTCGCTTCGCCAGCTTTCAGGTACAACATCCCCTTCCTTAGCATGTCTTCCGCCTTTTTTAGCATCATTAGCTATATTCTGTACAACCTTATTTTTCTGCTCTACAAGGCCAATCTGCTTCTGATACAGTTCGGTCAACTTGGCAGCATAGGCAGCAGCCTGCGCTCTTCGGGTAAAGGCTTCTACCACGGCACCCGTATTCTTCCGAAATATGTTTTCAGCATCAGCCACTCCGTTTACCTTGATTTTCAGCTCGGCAAAGGCCGACTGATTGTTTTTTATCCATGCGGTTTTTTCATGCTCACTGCGCAGGTTTTTCCAGCCATCTTTCAGCTGTTCGTATTTCGTAATCAGATTGGCATAAGTACTCTTTAGTGTGCTGTCGTAGGCACTCTGTATATTATCGGCAGCTTTGGCTTCTTCGCTCGCCATATTTTTTGCACTCTCCGCAGCCTGAGTATTGCTATTTATGAGATGCCCGATAATTTCAGTAAGAGCCACAATAGCGATACCTACACCTGTAGATATCATCAAACTACGAATTGCAAGTTTTAAGGTCTCAGCGCTCACGGCTGCCCCTCGCATGGTGGCTGAGCATACTTCTACAATAGGGGAAAACATCGCTATCGATGTTCTCGCCAGCTTGGATAGCACTGCCAAGATATTAAACGTCTTCGATAATGACACTATAGAAGTCGCACACATAGCCATCTGCGCGGATATACTGATATAAGGCAGCACGTTGCCGATAGACTTCTGCAGCGTGTCAGAATATTCTCCCAACTTATTATTGAGCATCTGCAAGGTTGAACTTCCCGTGTGTGCCACGGTATCAAATGCATTATCAATAGTTCCTGCGCTATCCTTCATGCTGCTCACGTTTTCGCTGAATTTATCCGACAGGTTACCCATCAGCGGCGTGAGGGCGCGCAGACTCTCTGCGCTTCCGAAAAGTTTGCCGTACACCTCTTGCTCCAGAACTCCACTCGATTTCGAGTACTCCTGCACGCTCTTTCCGAGTTGCTGAAGGAACTGCTCCATGCCGCCTGCAGCCTTGATGGCGGCTGCGTCAAACTGAATACCCATCTGCTGAGCTATCTCTGCAGCCTCACTCGAAGGCTTGATAAGAGCGGTAAATATAGCTGCCAACTGAGTGCTCACCTCGGCAGTATCACCGCTCACGCCCGTCAGCGTGCTGAAGGTCGCCATCAGCTCATCCACACTCACGCCAAGGGTGGCAGCCTGAGAGGTGACACGTGGCAAGGCTTGCGCCAACTGCTCAAAGCTCGTAACACCATTCTTGGCCGTGAGCTGTATCTTATCCTGAATGGAGCCTGCAGCCTCCCAGTCTAATCCATAGTTCTTGATGATAGTGGAGGTCACCTTCACCGTTTCCTCAAGGTTTGCAATACCTGCCACAGAGGCACGCGCCGACTTATTAAGGAACGTTATCCAGTTATTCTCTGGCACACCGTTGGAAATAACCTGATAAAGACCATTTGCCAACTTGTCTCGGGCAATAGGAACCTCGTGAGAGAGTTCAGCCACCTGGTCTTTCAACTTGGCAAATTCCTCACCGCTCTTTCCTGCCATGGTGTTGGCAGCCGCCATGGCACCACCGAAGCTGCGGCTTTCAGCGGTAATATCATTTAGTACAGACGAGAGTTGTCCGATAGCATTGGAGACATTGTTCCATTTCTCCACTATCTGATTGGTATTGATGAGCTGCTCTTGCAGCGCACCGGCAGCTCCCTTTGCATTGTCTACCACACGGCGCAGATTATCGACAGCCGTAGTAGCCGTCACAACCTTTTCCTTGCCGTCAATATTGAGCCGAATGTTAAATCTTACCTCGTTGGCCATACTTTTTGCTTTATAATTTTGATTATTCGATTCTTTTTGCTATATTTGCAGCGTGTTATTATTTAAACATCATTATGGCAGAATATAAAGTTACACCGATGAAAGACAGAACCGTCTGCGGCTGGATTGCCGTCGCAAGTTTCATTATAGGACTGGTTCTCTGCGACTGGGTTATGGGGGCAAAAGCACCAGGCTGGGCTTCCGATTTATTGATTCTGTGTGGTATCACTATGTTTATAAGCACCTTGTTGTGGGTGATTATGCTCTGCCAGGATGATAATATATAATTTCATTTTACCCCTGCCTTTTTCTTAGCCTCCCTGTACCGCTCCATGATTTCCTCATGGCTCTGACCTTTTTGCTGGCTTCGGCAAGATGTTGCCTTCTGCGCTTCACTTTCCCATGGGAACTTCATGAAGTCCTGCGCCCTCAGCTGCTTCTTCGAGTAGGGCTGCAGAGAGCACAGGCACTGCATCCGCATACGCTCCCACCTGCCACGCTCCAAGTCCGTCTCCCGCTGCCACCACGCGTCGTAGGCCGCATAAAACTCAGAAGGGGTGCATCGGCAGAAGTCATCCTTGCTCATACCCATACACCCCATCGCTACGCCCTGCAGATGCTCCACATCCGTGGGCTCATATTCGCAGCCATTAGCCGACGAAGCTTCGCCGGCTATTTTTTTTTATCTTCACTCGTCTGTGCCATCGCCTCGTTCCAGACGTTCAGGTCGTCGGGAGTAATCTGGCAGCAGAACGTCTCAAAATCTGTGTCGAAGTCCACTCCGTCGGCCTTGCAAGCACACTTCACGCAGCACCACATAAACATCAGAAGCTCCTCGATGTCACCACCGCTCATCTGGCTCACGTCCTTCTGCATGTTGCGCTTATACAGCAGCATGGCGCCCATCGTCAGGCGGCAGGGCAGCTCCCTGCAGCCTACGGTGATATATGATATACCTTTGTTCATAACTTTTAGTCTACTACGTTTTGATTACCCTCGTCGGCAGAGCGGCCCGTTGTGGCCGTCGCCTGCAGACCTGTTGTCTGTTTCTCCACCTTGCCGCAGTTCTCTAACTGGATGGAGTACTTCGAGTCGTCGCCTGCCTGGGCGTCGAGATCCAGCGAGGTGATAATAAACTTACCCTTGTAGCCACCGGCTGTCTTGCCCGAACGGCTGCCTGCCTCGCGCACGTTGTATGCCACGTCAACAGGAGTGCCGCTTATCTGCATATCCTTCAGCTGGTCGTAGGTAGGAGCGTCCGTGGTTCCGTCTGTGCACACCACGCCGTCGGCGCTGATGCTCTCCGAGTAGCTCTTCACGTACTTCTCCTTCCACTTGCCGCTCGCAGCCTCCTTGGTCACCCGCTCGCCGGTCTCCGTCTGCGTCGTTATCTTACAGCCGGTACTGAAGGCAAGCGCACCGCCACCCACCGACAGGATGAGGTCGGTTCCGTCTAATATATGTTCCATATTCTATTCTCTTTTTTGATAATTAATCAATAAATAAACTATAAAGGTCAATCCGATAACCGCATACGTCCACATCGCCCAGTCGCGTTCGGGAGGCTTCTTCTCTTCCACGCTTTCTACACCGTTATAACGGCTTTCTGATGCCGTTCTATTCGTCTTGGAAATAGTGCTCCCCGAAGTGCGGCCAGCGAACTTTTCGCCCTCGAGATGCGTCTGCTCTTTCGACTTTCCGCTACCCTCGATGCGATAACCGCCGCCCTCCAGTGGTCTGATGAGCCACGCCTGCTGCCACTCCTCGTCAGCCGTCACGCTTGCCCTCGTCAGGCTCGTCGTCTGCGTCGTGTCGTGGCTTACGCTGCTGTCTTGGCTTGCGCTGCTTGCCTGTTGCGTCTGCTGCGTCTGCGTCAGCGCCGTCTTCTTGGTTCTGCAGCTCGCCGCTGACAGGACAAGAAGCACGATGAGGGCACAGCTGTATAGCCTCGATAGCCCTTGTGAGGCGGTTGAGCGCATAGCGGGTGCGGGCGTTCTCGCGGTTGAGTTCCCCGATAGCCTTTGCATTGTCTTCTGCTGCATCGTTCAGTTCTTTTTGTTTAGCTAAGAGTTCCTTGCTCACGTCGCCATACATCTCCTTGAAGGTGTCGTGTATGCGCTTCGCCTGCTCGGCCTCCTTCACTTTTCGATTGGCTATCCAGGCGATGGCAGCACCTATGCCGCCGCTCGGGATAGCCCACTGCAGGATGTTCATAATCATGTCTGTCATCGCCTTTCTAACCGTTTGAATTTAATGTTAAGTATATGATGAAGATTTGAAGCCTTGTTAGCCTGCCTTATAGCCGCTGTAGATCACACCGCCGGCATCCTCCTTCTTAGGCATACAGATGAAGTAGTGTCGGTAAGACACTAAGTTGCGCTGATACTGAGGATCGCTCTCCGCAGGGCTGTAGTACATCTTCGTAGTACCTGTAGCCTTGAACACACGTGGCACGTAGAATGCGAACGAGCACTGGAACTCGCCAGCCTTAGGCACGGCACCAAGGGCGTTCTTCACACCTGCAGTACTGTAGGTAGGACAAGCGCCGTACTCGTAGATGTCGAAGCCATAGAGACGGCCTACGGTACCGTCGTTGCGGTTGATGTTATACTGCTCCTTGAAAGCCTGGTCGGTCTCGAGGAGGTCGTTCACGTGGTCCGTACAGAGCACCAGACGGCGGTCGGTCACAGGCACGCCTAATGCGTCGAGCTTACGCTTCAGAGCCACAACGTCGTCAATGCAGAGCTTGATGCGCTTGGTGGCGGTATCTACTGCGCCAGTAGTCACGAGCACAGGGGTCTTGTCTGTGTTCTTCGTAGGACAGAGCGCATGGGCTGCCTTGGCATACTTGGCATCGTTCAGGGCGTTGGCACAACTTTCCTTCACGCGGGCCATCTTGTCGTAACTCAGAGCATACAGCTCGTCGTCGGTCACAGGCACCACCTTGGTCTGGAACTTGTCAAGCGAGAAGGTCTTGTCGCCGTCCTCTAACTCCTGTACGTCCAGTGGGTAGGTGGTGTTGTTGACAAGCACCTGTGGGTCGGCACCCACATCTACGAGGTGAATCACGTCGTTGTTAACGATCGAACTCTGGTCGGGCACACCGTTGAGCCATGCTGCATCCAGTTTTCCGCGGAGAGCCTTGATCAGCTCACCTGTCCACACCTCTGTCAGCACACCATCATAGGCTGCATCCTCAGGCATGAAGCCAGGCACCGCGATGGCGATGAGACTGGCCACGATAGCACCGCCAATGGCGCTGCAGCCCAACAGCGTTGCGATAATTCCACCCACAATGGCATTGAAGAGCAATGCCGTCATGATCTTGATAATTGTTTTCTTTTTCATTGTCGTATATCTTTTTATTTTTTTACCTTTTTACTCTTTTACTTTTTTACCTTTAAAAAGCCTTTTTACCTTTAGGCAGGTTCAAAGCCGTACTCCGCGTTGTAGAGGCGCACGAATTCGTCGTGGTGGTTATCGTGCAAGTCCATCATCACGTTGGCTGGCACGGCACTCAGCTTCTCGTACTTCGAGTAGTCTTGTGGGTCTGCCACGATATTACCCTTGTCGGTTCGGTGCAGGGTTGCCGTAATCTTGCCCTGGGACTGCATGGCCGACAGCGTGAGGTTCAACTGTTCCAGACCCAACTTCTTGCCCAGTTCCACGAAGTGATCCTTCATGCCTGCAGCAAGTCGCTTCTCGGCGATGGCGGTTTCCACCGCACGTGTGACAGCAGCCAACTCCACAGCCTGTTGCTGCGCCTGGAGTGTCTGTACCTGAGTCTCCAAGGCGGTCACCTTACCTGCCGCAAGACTGAGGCTTGCGAGCTTCTCATTCACTTCTGCTTCTGTTGCGGTCTCCTTCAGACCCAACTTGATCGCTAAATCTTTTAATTCCATTTCTTTGTTTTTTAATGGGGTTTTACTTACATTATCTAATAGGGGAAGAACGCCGTCGATGGCATTCTGTCCTGCTGAAAGTGAGATTGTCTTACCTTCATGAGTGAGCACGATGGCGTCATCATTGCCACCAATATCCACCACACTCACCTCGATGAGTTTCGATTTCGTCACCGTCGGACGCTGTTGACCCTCAACGAGCAACTGCTTGTCGTCGCTCATCTCCAAGACCTGGAAGTTCGCACTCACCATTTTCACGCTGCCGAACTCCCATTGCTTCTTCAGCTGCTTAGACAGGTCCGTAGCCTCGTCAAACACCAGCTCGCCAGTCACGTCCTGGCCTTCCACCTTCAGATCCTTCACCAAGCCCACCACCTTGCCGCGCTCGTGCATGTAGAGCAGCACCGGGTTGCGCTGATACTGCGCCAGGTCGATGCCTGATGTGAGGATTCGAGTGCCGTAGCAGTTCACGCTCTCATTACTGATTCTTACTCGTTTTCCTTTGCTCATATCTTTTTTTTACCTTTTTACTTTTTTACCCTTTTACCTTTAAAAGTCCTTTTTACCTTTAAAAGTTTTTTTTCGGATGCAATATTACTAACTTTTCGCATATCCTCCAAAAAAGTATGAAATGCTTGCACACTTCCGTGAAGCCGCTGCACACTATTTTTGCAGATTGCCCAAAAAGTCGCAATTTTGCAATACCAAACCCCGCAGGGCGCCAGTCGCCTCCGTGGTTTTCTATTTACATTATAACAACATTCGAATATGACAAAAGCAGAATTAGAACGTAAGAAGAACCTCGCCCGAACCCTCTATATGGCGGGTAAGGAACAGGCCGAGATAGCCGAGCAGATTGAGGTATCCAGAGTGACAATATCCAAGTGGGCCAACACGGAGGGATGGAAAGAGCAGCGGGCTGCCAAGAACGTCACACGTCCGGAACTGGTCAACAAACTCCTCCTCACCATCGACACCCTCATCAGTCAGGTAAACGAATCCGGCGACCCGGACAAGATATCCGGACTGGGCGACCGATTGGCCAAACTCTCGTCCGTCATTCAGAAACTCGACAAGAAAGCCAACGTGGTGGATGCCATCGAGGTGTTTATGGCCTTCAGTAAGTGGATGCAGTTCCGAGCTCAAACCGACCCGAACATCACACCCGAACTCCTCAAGACATTCAACTATTACCAGGATCTCTTCATCTCCGACAAGATGAACAACGGTTTCAGTTGCGAACTCTAAGGTATAACAATAATAATTAGAAGCAAAGAAGGATGGCAACACTATCAGAGAAAAAACAGGCCATCGAGGCGTGGCGCGAACACTGCAAGCAGATAGCAGCGCTCACCGACACCTCGCTCATGGCTCCCGAAAGCAAGACAGAGCGGAAGAAACGCATTGCTTCCCTGCAGAGGGACTATGCTGCCTTCTGCGAATATTATTTCCCGCACTTCCTGCAGCTCAAGGATAAGACCACGGGCAAGGTGCTGCGCACCATCCACAATGCGCCGTTCCACAACCAGGCAGCCCGCAAGGTGAAGTCTACGCCCAACCTGAAGGCGGTGTTCATGTGGCCACGTGGTCACGCCAAGAGTACCCACCTGGACGTTTTCCTGCCCCTGTGGCTCATGTTCCAACCCCTCAGACTCATCAACTTCATGGTCATCGTGGGCAAGAGCGAGGATGCTGCCTGCCGACTCTTGGGCGATATCCAGGCTGAGTTAGAATACAACGACCGACTCAAAGCGGATTTCGGAGAACAGAAGCCTAACGGTGGCGACTGGACCGATGGCGAGTTCAAGGCACAGTGCGGCGTCAAGTTCCTGGCCTGTGGCCGCGGTCAGAGTCCCCGTGGTCTGCGCGACCGTGAGGCACGTCCCGACTATATCGTCATCGACGACCTTGATGACGATGAGCTCTGCAAGAACGAGAAGCGCGTCCGCGAACTCACCTCATGGGTCAAGTCGGCCCTCTTCGGTTCCTTGGATGTGGGCCGTGGCCGCTTCATCATGGTGGGCAACCTCATCTCGAAGAACTCCGTGCTCTTCAACATCGCCCACACCAAGGGCGTGTTCCTCTCTAAGGTTTATGCCGTCGACAAGAACGGAGACCCTACCTGGCAGGAGAAATGGACCCGCGAGGAGGTGGATGCTTACCGTGAGTTCGTGGGCTACCGCGACTGGAACAAGGAGATGATGCACAACCCCATCAAGGACGGTACCATCTTCCGGCACGAATGGATCAAGTATAAGCGTATGCCCCGGCTCTCGAAGTACGATGCCTTGGTCTGCTATACCGACCCGTCGTGGAAGTCCACCACCGAGAACGACTACAAGGCGTGCCGTCTCTGGGGTAGCATCGGCAAGGAACTGCACCTCATCGACTGTTTCGTGCGCCAGGACACCACGGGTGCCATGGTGAGATGGCTCTACAATCTCTACGAGCGAAGCTTGGAAGAGGGAGCAAGTATCCAGTTTTACCTGGAGGCAAACCTGATGCAGGACACCGCCCTCGATGAGTTTGCCGCCGAGGGCGACCTGCGGGGCTATCAGCTGCCCATCACGGCCGACAACCGCAAGAAGCCCGACAAGCTGCAGCGCATCGAGTCCATAGCTCCACTCTGGGAGCGTGGCGTGGTGTTCTACAACGAGGCGCTCCGAGACTCCGAGGATATGCAGGTGGGCATCGACCAGACACTCTCGCTTGAACACGGCAGCCGTGCGCACGACGATGCGCCCGATGCCGACGAGGGCGCCATCTATATCCTCCAGAAGCAGGGCAGAGTGGCTGCCTTCGTTCCGAGAATAGTCAAGAGAATGCGCCCAAAGAATTCATGGTAACAAAAACATTTCTAATTTCTCATTAAATTATGAGTTTCATCACACAGGAAGACTTCAAGGTCGTGAGCAGCGAAGCTTCGCTCAAGGCCATCACGGGTGCCGACCTCGACAATATCGGCAACGCCATCGCGGAGGCACAGGAGGAAGTGGCAGGCTATCTGCGACCCAAGTATGACACCGACCGCATCTTTGCCACCCAAGGCAATGAGCGAAACCGCCAGCTCGTCATGTACACCGCCGACATCGCGCTCTACAACATGACTGCATCGCTCCCAAACCGTATGGGCTACGAGACCCGCAAGGAACGTTACGAGCGCGCCGTCAAGTGGCTCGAGGGCGTACAGGCGGGCAAGATAGTACCCGACCTGCCCGTCGCCACTGACGAAGCCGGAAACGACATCTCGCAAGGCGGGGTCCTGGCATACGGCAACGGGCCCGACAACCACAGCTGGTAAAGTATTAGTCAGAATAACAATCGGCAAGAAGGCTCTTTTTACCTTTTTACCTTTTTACTTTTTTACCTTTAAATAGCTTTTTTATTTTTAAATTAAACATTAAACGAAAATGGCAAGATTGAACATAAATAGAGCCAAAGACCGCATAGAGGATGCCTGGAGAGCATTCCTCGGTCGACCGCAGCTCTGGAGAACTAAATATGGTGACATCGAACTGATAGGCAAGAACAACCGCCGACAGGTGGAAAGCATCATCGCCAAACTGCAGCGTACCACCGAGGCGCTCACCAAGGGCGACATACAGAAGTGGCGACGTGCGTGGCAGCTCGCCATCAGTGTGGAAAGCCCCAACCGTCAGGCGCTCTACGACATCTATCGCGACACCGAAATAGATGCCCACCTCTCTGGCTGTATCGACCAGCGAAAGGGCTTCGTCATGTCTCGCTCTTTCAAGTTGGAGGACAAGAACGGCACACCCAACGACGACCTCAAGCACTTCCTCGAGCAGGAATGGTTCGTGGAGTTCTGCCGCCTCGTGCTTACTACTCCCTACTGGGGGCACTCGCTCATCGAACTCGGAGACCTCGGTACCGATGGCGACGGATGCTTGTCCTATAACGACGTGAAGTTGGTAGATCGTAAATACGTTATCCCCGAGCACCACCGCGTCATCACCGACCTCGGACAGGATTGGACCACTGGCATCGACTACCACGAGCCGGAATGGTTCGGCAACCTCATCGAGGTGGGCAGACCCGACGACCTCGGCCTCTACCTCAAAGCTTCGCTACACTGCATACCTAAGAAGAACGTACTGGCGGCATGGGATGTCTTCAGCGAGATCTTCGGTATGCCACTACGTGTTGCTACCACCGGATCCAGAGATCAGAAGGAGGTGGACCGTATCAGCGACATGATGGACCGTATGGGTCAGGCTGGCTATGCCGTACTGCCTACGGGCACAGAAATCCAAATCGTAGAAAGCGCCAAGAGCGACGCATTCAATGTTTACGACAAGCGTGTGGATCGTGCCAACTCTGAAATCTCCAAACTCATCATCGGCCAGACCATGACCATCGAGGACGGTAGCAGCCTCTCGCAGAGCCAAACCCACCTGAAGGTGTTTGAAAACTTAGTGGAGAGCGATGCCAAGTTGCTCGCCAACACCATCAACAACCAGCTGATTCCTCGCATGATCAGCCACGGTTTCCCTCTGCAGGGTTATCACTTCGCATGGGATGACAGTCCAAGCTATACTCCGGAACAGCAGATGGAGTACGAGAAGATGATATCCGACCGATACGAGGTGGACGGAAAATACTTCGCCGACAAATACAATATGCCCGTAGGTGAACGCATCCAGCAGCCTTCACTCTTCGGCAGTGAACCTGCAGACACAAAGGAAGACCCGAAGGACAACAAAAAGGACCTGAAGAATTTTTTCGACTGAGCCCCGAAGCTTACGAGGGGCTACACTCGAGATACAAGGAGATACTGAAGGGCATGGACGTACCCGACGCTATCCTGCTCATGGGCGACGAGCAGTGGCAGGAAATCAAGTCGCGTCTCACGGGTAAGTTCAATAAGATGATGAAGGGCCTCTTCCGTCAGAAGGGAGCGCAGCTCGACATCAACATCCTGGCAAGCGACGAGGCACAGGATTTCATTACCACCCATGCAGGCATCCTTGATGCTGGCTTCCAAAAGGTAGAGATGAGTGACAAGATGCGCGAACGGCTTACCCGCTCCAACTACATCTTCTCGGGCATCAAGACGTTCCACGAGCTCAACGAGGCTTTCCCTTCCATGCTCGATGAGAATGGCAATAAAAAGCCGTTCGACCGCTTCCTGAACGATGTCCAGAAAATCAACGACACCTACAATGCCAACTATCTGCACGCCGAATACAACTTCGTGCAGGCTTCTGCCACCATGGCGGCGAAGTGGGAACAGTTCAGCGAGGATGGCGACCGATACAACCTGCAGTACCGCACGGCCAAGGATGACAAGGTGCGCCCGGAACACGCTGCCCTCGATGGGGTGACACTCCCGATGAGCGACTCTTTCTGGGAAACCTATTACCCACCGAATGGATGGAACTGTTTCCTTCCTAATACGCCCGTACTTACCGCTAATGGCTGGGAACATATCGCCAGCATCAAGAAGGGAGACTTAGTAATCGGAGGAAGTGGAGAGTTCCGTGAGGTAACAGCCACGCTTTCCCGTCCGTTTGAGGGCGACCTTGTAACTATCATCACCAAAGGGGCGAAATCCACATGCACCCCAAATCACCGCTTCTGCACAAGGAGAGGATGGGTCGCTGCGGAAAACCTTCACAAGGGAGATATAATTATCCAGGTCGGTGAACGTTCTCCGCTTCACCTGCTCGTTCACGCAGTAGGCAACACATATACCCTCCTTTGCTATGCACTGATGGCGTGTATAAGAAAGGGGAAAGCGGTTGCGTCCCTGGCAGTCAATCACAAGCCTGAGTTCTTTAATAAAGAAATCTACGACGTAGCCTCCAATAAGCTTGCGAACCTCGAATGGAAAGCCCATTGCAAGGAGGTGGCTTCGCATGATTTCTTCGCTTTCACTCAATGGCAAACCCAGTGCGCTCATCCGCTCTGGATGAAGCTTGCGAGTGGCAAGGGAATTTTCGATCGCATTCTTTCTTACAGATGGTCGAAGCAAAGAAGAGGTGCGCTTCAATTTGTTCGATATATCACGAATGAGGCCGCTATTTTCCTTGGTCTTACCCTGGCGCACGTGAAGTCCTTTAGCTGCAAGTTCATGGTTTGTCTGGGCAAGACGTTTGGCTGCATCCTTTCTTCTTTCTTCCGCTCCAATCCATTGAATGCGGACAGCTGCGCTTCCATGCCTGATAGGGATGCCCAGTTTGCTAAGAATGCGATGCACAGTTCTTCCGTTCACCTTCCAATAGGCAACGAGCCATCTGAAGCTTCTCTGCTCAGTGACGTATCTGAATTTTGCGGCATCAAGGATATTCATTCCTTCGATGGCTTCCACTCGTTCTTTGATTTCTTGAGAAATACCTTTTTCCATAATCGTTATGTGTTGGTTGAGGGCAAAGTTACAAAAAAGAATCGAAATACCAAGGTATTTAACCTCTCTATTGACAAAGATGAGTCGTATATCGTGCCCGTAGGCATTGCACACAACTGCCGCTGTACCGTGGTACAGGTGCGCAAGCAGAAATATCCGGCCACAGAGCACGCTGAAGCCATGAGCAGGGGCGAGGAGGCCATGAACGGCGAACGATACAACATCTTCCGCTTCAACAGTGGCAAGCAGGGCAAAACCATGCCCGACTACAATCCCTACACCATCAAGCGATGCAATGACTGCGATGTGGCGAAGGGAAAACTGAAGCTTGGGTTTGTGCCCGACTATCAACTTTGTCAAGGTTGCATAATGATCAGAAAGTGTAGCGAAGACAGAAATAAAGATAATAGTGCCAAAGCTACTAAAAAATCACCAGAGGTTAAGAAGTTACAGGGCACAACAATATCCAACCCTGACTTTAATCACGAAGTACTCATTTCTGGAAGTTCTATCAAAGAGTGGACAAATCAACCGCACAAAGATTATGCCGCAAAGAATAGTATTCTAAAACATATCGCCAAAGTATTCCGGGAAGCCAATTACATAGGAGTTGTCGATAACTTCAAACAGAAACCGGGAGTAATACAATCCCATTTGTTTGAAACAACCGTATTAGGAGATGTTTCCTGGATAGTAATAAGAGAATACGATGATGGAAGATTTATTCTGCATAGTCTTTCAGACGGAGATAGAATAAAGACAGGAATAAGAAAAGAGTAAATTTCAAGGAAGTTATCCGGAGCTACAATCCGGAACCGCCCTAAAACCTACTCTTTCCGCTGCAAATATACAATAAACTTTTTAAACTCGCAAGAATATGAGCAAGAAAAAACAAGATTACGATGAATTTATAGAAAAATTCAAGCCGAAGAAGACTACAGACGACTGCTATACCCCCCCACCTGTGTATGAGGCGGTACTTGGCTGGGCACGAAAGCATCTCGATATTGGCGACCGCCCTGTGGTCCGTCCCTTCTATCCTGGAGGAGATTTCGAGCACTTCGACTACCCCGACAACTGCGTGGTAATAGACAACCCTCCGTTCTCCATCTTCGCAAGGATTTGCGACTGGTACGTAGAGCATGATATCCCGTTCCTTCTCTTTGCTCCAGCCATGAGCAGCATCAGAAAGAACCTCACCTATATCGGTGTATCATGTACCATCACCTACGAGAACGGGGCGAATGTGGGTACCGCATTTGTCACCAACATGATGGGCGATATCATCTGCACCACCGCTCCCGACCTCCACAAATCCGTAAAAAAGGCCAACGATGACAACTTGAAGCAAAGCAAGAAGACCCTCTCAAAGTATTCCTTCCCCGACTGCGTGCTTCGGGCCACCACGCTGCAGACCATGAGCCGGGCAGGCGTCGAGTTCTGCGTAAGAAGAGAGCAGGGCTGTGTGGTCGGTCAGGCGTGTGAAAACAAAAAAGGAGAGTTCGGAAGTTCTATCCTGCTATCCTATATAGCTACAGCGGAGAAGTTGGCAGCGGAGAAGTTGGCAGCGGAGAAGTTGGCAGCGGAGAAGTTGGCAGCGGAGAGACTGACCCTTACAGAGAAATCCAAGGCAATTATCGCACAGCTGAACGAAGCTCACGCCAAAAGCAGTTATCCTTCATACGTGAGACTTTTCAGCCCCTACTAAGGCCAAGCTTCTATCCCTACTACCGATGAGCCTCGGTCCCTATTAGGGATGGAGCCTCGTCCCTATAGGGATGCAAAAACGATATTCTAACGGTGTTCTATCACTATTATATTCACATTTTAATCTTAAAAAGTAAATGATCAATTACAGTATTGCAATGTTGGGCAACCCTGCCAAGAAGCAGGACCCAAAGAAAGCCTACGGTGTGGCTCAGTACACCGAGAAGATGACACTCAGCAAGTTTAGTGAGCATATCTCAAGCCACGGCAGCACATACGATGCCGAGGACGTGGAAGCTATTCTCGGCAAGGCCGTGAAGTGTCTGCGCGAAATGCTCTTAGCCGGAAAGAAGGTGGAGTTAGGCAAGCTCGGAGAATTCTACGTCACCCTGCACGGCAAGGGCACGGAACTCGCCAAGGACTACAACCCTGTCACCTGCGTGGAGAAGGTCAACGTGGTATGGGATCCTGGCAAGCTCTTCGAGAACCTGAAGGAGGATGCTGCCTTCAACTTCGTGGCAAGCCGCAACGAGCAGGAAGAAGCTAAGCGAAAAGCCAAGGCGCAGAAGGACAACAATGACAACACACCGCCTGCCTCGGGAGGTGATAGCCCAGCGCAAGGGGGCGGTGGTTCCTCGTCATCAGACGCTTCACAGGGCACACAGCCCGGAGGTGGAGATACGCCGCAGGGCGGTGGCGACGGAGAATAGTTCTTACTTGAGCCAAAAAAAAGGGGGCTGCATCATCACGATGCAGCCCCCTCTGTCGTTTCAGGGTTCGCCAACCCCGACCGCCTGCGGCTATGTATACAAAACTTAAACCTAAGAAACTAAAAAACGATCTATTCATCTTCGCGGGACTTCACAGTCTGCCGGGGTTCACCAACCCCGAAATGAGAGTATAGTAAAAAAAGCCGCAGGGCATACTGCTAACTTAAAACATTCTGACACCCTCACGGGCTTTACAAGAATGGATTGTTTAATAACATCTAAAAATAAATTACTAACAAACAGTGAAAATATATGATATAAGATATTCCTTAACTCTTGAAACTTATCTTCTCGTAGCCGTACCAGCGTATGTTTACCTTTATCAGATCTTACGAAGATACCTCACTTTCATGATCTCGATATTCTCCATCAACTCGCCATGACTGCGACAGGTCATCGTCGTCTCTGGGTAGTACACTGTCACGGTCTGGCTATCTATGCCTACAAGCGCCTTCAGCACTTTCTCTATCAGGATACAGGCCGCCTCAAAGCCGCCCTCCATCCAGTCGGTCACAATGTGTAGCCGCATATCGCCCTCGCCGCGCTGCATCGGCTCATTGCCCGCCATCATCTTCCAGCCTATGTCGCCTATCTCGATAAACACTGCAGGGCGCTGCCAGGGGCTCTCCTCGTCCACATACTCCACATTCTCGTTGTACAGGTCCACGTGCTGCACATCGGGCACCTGAGCCTCAATGGCACGTTTCACGTCGCTAAATAAATTCAATCTTCCGTCCATAACTAAAATATTAAATATTTAAATGATTAAAATACTCCTCAAGCTCATCCTCGATAATCTTTGTCACTTCTCTCTCAACTTCCGGGGCCATGCCTAAGAACTGACGTTTCGGTATCTTAATGGTCTTGCCCACCTTCATCAGCGCCATCGCCCGCCAGAACTCGGCGTTGGTCGACAGCTGCCGCTGTTTCTTCGTCTGGCGCAGGCTGCCGTCCTTACGATACCCGAAGGAGCCTGCAGCCTCGTAGTACTTGTGCCAGAAGAACCGCTTCATCTTCTCCGTCACCTTGATTTCTCCGCCCTCGTTATGTATAGCTGCATAAGGAGAGGAAGAACAGAACGTGATAGAGGTGGCGTCGCTCCGACTCTGAACGCTTTTCCTCAGGTCGCCCGAGGCTACGAGGATATGCCCGTCGCCTCTTATCGGACTTTTCCGTCTTGCCCATGCCTTGGTAAAGAATCCCTGGCGCTCGAAGTTCTTGTCGAACTCGTCGCCCAACTCCACTCGGATATCACTCAGAATATGTCTGATCACTACCGATAAATCATTATTTCCTGCCATATCTTTATCAGTTTTCAGCAAGAAGGCTCTTTTTACCTTTTTACTTTTTTACCCTTTTACCTTTAAATCAGCAATACAGCCCATCGGCAAGATAGTCATCATGCAGGGCTTGCAGATTCAGGTCCGACATGCGGCCCTCCAACTCCTGATACACCAAGGCTTGGTCCTGCAGAGAAAGCTCCTTGGTCTGTTGCTTGGCATAGGCTACGATACGATTAATAATCTCTTCCATACGCTCTTATTTACTTTCGTCAGGTTCGTCAAACTGCAAGAAAAGCTCATCATCGACTGGAATCTCGTTGCGGGGGTCGGCACTGGCGTTGAGGATATTGTACAGCTGGCGCTCCGAGATGGCATAGTGCGGGTAGATATAGCGGCGCCATATCTCGCGGTTCGATATGCCGAGCTTCGCATATCTATCGTATATACTGTTGATGTCGGCTACGCGCTTCTTGTAACTCAAGCCTCGACGGCCGCGCTTCAGATTCCTCATCGATGATCGTATGCTTTTCTAATTAAACTTCAGCAAGAAGGCTTTTTTACCTTTTTACTTTTTTACCTTTTTACCTTTAAAAGCAAGAAGGCTCTTTTTACCTTTTTACCTTTTTACCTTTAAAAGTCCTTTCTACAGCCTGCAGAAGCTGGGCTCTATACGCATCCACACGCCCGTCTCCTTGTGACGACGGAAGAAGTAATAGTTTACGGCGGTCTTCTGTACCACGTTAGACTCCTTGAAGAGGGTCATGATGTCCTTGTACTCCTGGTCGCCGAAGCGGTCTTCAAGCTCGTACAACTTAGAGATGCTCTTGTAGTCCAGGTCGCCACGCTGGTTGCGCTCCAGCAGGGTCATCGCCAACTGGTACATCGGGTCTTCCTGGCCCTTCTCGCTCTTCTGCATGTAGTTCTTCAGATAGGCCACTAAGCGCTCGGCTGCCATGTCGGCACGCTCGTCGAAGCCCTTCACGCTGTTGCTCGCCACCTGCAGGCGGAAGTCGCCGTCGGTGATCGTGTAGTTGCGCTGGTCGGCATTCTTCAGCTGACCGTAGTCGCGCATCACCGAGATGAAGCCTTCCGACTCTTTCTCAAGCCATTGCTTGAAACCTTTCACGTCGGCGGTCACGTTCACTAAGAACTCTTCCACACGGTGCATGAACTCAGCGCGAAGACCCTCGTAGGCATCACGCTTGGCCTGGCGGCTCTCGTTGGCGTCAGCGTTGAGCTGGGCGAGTAGAGCCTTCTTCTCTTCTGCCGTCATCTGCGACAGGTCAATTGGGTTTTTCTTTGTTTCCATTGTCTCCTTTGCTTATTAATATGAATTGATTGTTGATGTTTCGCTCTTCACGCTTCACGCTTCGTTCTTCGCTTACTAAGCCTCCCTTGCGGGCAATGGCGCGAAGCTTCACGCTCAGGCTTTCCAGTTCCTCCGTCGTCAGACGACCGAAAGGCTTGCCGCTGATCCGGGGGTTGCGGCAGAAGTCGTTCACTCGCTGCCAGTCGCTGGTGTCGATCTGCAGACCCTGCATCAGACGAAGACAGATGCTGCGCCTGCGTTTCAGCTCCCGGTCGTAGCCGCTGGCGGCTTCCAGCTCCTTGCAGGCTGCGTCATATTCTGCCTGAGTCATCTCGCTCAGATGCTCCGTGCGACCGTTGGTCCAGTTCTGCACCATCAAGCGCTTCTCCTCCTCGCTGTCGCGATGACTCAGGCGGTTCCAGGCGCGCCAGAATCTTCCGTAATTCTTCATCGCTCCCAACTGTCTTTCGTGAGATGATAGTCGACATATTTGTCACGGACACTTTGCAATAAATGCTCTGCACTCATGCAGAAATTTTCAACCTCGATCAGAGGGATGTCGTTATAACAGAAATACAACAGGCCTTCAAACTCCCTCACTTGGATCCTGCGCAGGGCTTCGCGCCGAAGTTCCTTCTCGCGTTTCATCACTTGCTTGCGATGATGCTCGGCTCCCATTCTCTTCCACCATTCCTGGATGGTACTGATAATCCTCTTCATATCTTTCGGTTTTTATTAATTAAACATTAAACTCTTTTTTATCAATAAGCCTCTTTTTACTTTTTTACTTTTTTACCTTTAAAAGCCGTTGCTTGTCTGAATCAGTCCATCCTCCCATACCCTGAAGGTGGCTCCGGCTTCTCCGATGAATCGACCCTGGCAGACTGCCTCGTAGCCGACGACTCTTACTTTCACGCCCGCCATATACTTCAGTCTGACTGCAGGCTTGCCCAATGGCAGACTCTTCGCTTCCTGAGAGATGAAGATAAAACTCTTTCGGGGAAACTCATTCACCAAGGCTTCTACCTGTGCGTATTCCCAGTGAGAGTACTGGAAGGAGTCCACGATGATGAACTTCGGACCCTTGCGCTGCTTCAGCATTTTTTTCAGGTTCTCCAGATCCGAGTCGATGCAGACTCTAAACCTCCCTTGCTCTTCCTCCATGTGAAACCGCTCGATACGCTCCTTGAAACTCATGCTCACTTTCTCCTCGAAGGAGCAGTAGAGCACCACGCCGTATTCGCAGAGTTTCTTGGCGAGCTGCATCACGAAAGAGCTCTTACCACCAGCCGAAGGTCCCGAGATAAACCAGGTGTCATACATATCCGGCTGCCCGAAGCACCGCTCCCATTCTCCGTCCCAGGGGATGGGCTTGTAAGTCATCTTCAGTATCTCCCTGGGACTATACGCTCGCTTTGCCATGGCCGACCTCCCCGGAAGCTTCCGTAGCGTTCTCGGCTGCTATCTTGAGCTTCTCTATCTCTGTGTATACTCGTCTCAACCCGCCCTGCGTCTTCCTTACGATGGTAGGAATGTCTGCATCGGCTGGAGCATTCACCTTGGCCACGATGGAAGCCTGTTTCATCAGGAACTTCTCCCGCTCCTTGCCGTCATCAGGAGTCACCTTCGAGAATCTGCCTCCGTAGCGGCTCAGCATCTCGGTATATCCCACTTTCTTGCAGTCGATGCTTCGGTTGATCTTCTCCTTCAGTCCGTCGGCACCCATCATATACCATCCACAGCAATGCTCCGTGGCATTCCATAGAGCCTTTAGTTCTAAGAAGGCTTCATACTGCAAGTCTCCTGCCTCGTCGAGGATGATGAGCGGACTGTTCAGCGTGCGGAGATAATATACCAGGTCTTCATATACATCGCCGTATGTGCCCTTACTGTCAGTGCCGAACTCGGTGGCTATCTTACGGATCAGTCTGCGCTTGGTCTTCACCTGCGAGCAGTCGATGTAGACGGCATTCTCGTGGCAGCCGATGTAGTATTTGGCAGAGTAGGTCTTGCCGATGTTCGGCTCGTCGCAGAGAATCATACTCAAAGAGGAGAGCTGTGCAAGCTCCAGCTGCTTCTGGATGAACAGGAAGGTGAAGGTATTGGCTGGCTTCCATTCTATCTCGTGACGGAGGTTTACTCCCAGACGACGGGCAATGCGCACCCAGTTGGCATCAGACAGAGCCTTATCGAAGGCGCCCTGCTTCACCATGCTGTACACCGAAGTGGATATTCCGAGGGATGTAGCGTGCTTGGCATCCGAAGGATAATTGGCGCGGTTCTGTGAGATCGCAGCCAAGATCTTTTTCTTTTGTTCTGTTGTAATCATAATCGTTCGCTGTTATAAGTTTATTCTAAGCCGATTCTTACGCCTGGTCGAACGCCATCGCTATTGCCAATGCGTCCTCGTCCTCTTCAGCTATTGGCGGTGTGCCTTGTAGTACGACAGGGTCTCCTCCCGGTATCTTCGGGCTATCTTCTCGTACCCCTTCATCAACGTACGGCGGGCAGTCTCCCCAGGATGATCCAAATCCCTGCGCATTCTCGCAATCGCTCTGCCACCCGATTTCAGTTCCACTCTGAGCTCCACCCCTACCAGTTTTCTGTACTCCGAAATCGCCATCGGAAACATCGGATGCAGCAGCACCCATCCCTGGCGGCTTCGCGGTAAGCTCTTCAATCTCTTTCTGTTGTTCTTCTTCATAATCCTTGCTGTTGTGTATTCCCAACCTTGAAACCATGTTCTGGTTGGTGTAGTTCATGAATTCCTTGACCTTCTTCTGCTGATGATAGAACTTCCTGCGGTCTTCCTCGGTCTGTTCTGCCATCACTCGGTTGTAGGTTTCTACCTTCTCCACCTGGTCGATGAACCTGTCGCCCTGGAAGATGAACACATCCTGCGGCTTCCCGTCCTCATCCGGCAGATAGTAGGCGGTCACCTTGTAGTTGTTAGGCGCTAAACGCTCCAATACTTCGGGCTTGCTCAGCCACCAGTCTGCATAGGCTACTCTTACCGTAGAGTTTCGCCTTACCGAGGTCTCCACCTTCTCGCCGATATATCGGGCAAGGGTAATGGCATCGAATGGGCGTAGGTTCGGGTTGATATGCTCCATCAGCACGTCCCATCGGGTCATACCGGGATATTTCTTCTGATTAGGGTGCAGCGTATGGTTCCACTCGTAGTTGTCGCGGCGGTCGTCTGCCACAAGCTCATCAAAGGTGAAGTACTGCTTATCCTCCCAGGTATCATTACCCGCATCGCTTATCTTCTTGGATTCCACTCTGTATTTCCATTTGCCGTAGAATCGGCCGATACCTACGTGGTTGCGGTGGATGATACGGCGCTTCTTGGCTCCGTTGAGGTTTTCCGCCTGTTTCTCCTGTGAGTTCAGTGGCGCACAGTAGCGCACATAGCTGAACACCGTTCCTTCCTGCAGCAGGGTGTACTTATATTCCGACATCAGGTGGTTCTCCACCTCGATACCTGCCGGAATGCCCCAGCCATGCTTGGCTATCAGCCGGAACATCTCTCTGAAGCATTCCTTCACTAAGTTCTGATCCTTGTCCCTGGAATAGCTGGCGCCCAACACGCACTGGCTCACAGAGTCGTAGGCATAGTAGGCTTTCACCCTTAGTTTCGTGTCCTTCAACTTACGGGTCAGATCCACGTCATCCATGGTTATCTGGCTCAGCGAGTATTCTCCGGCATGGCGGTGCATGTGAGGCATACTCTCGTGCATGAAGGCGCTCCAGCTCAGCTGACTCTTATCCCAGATAAGCCTGTTCTTAGGCTTGTTCAGGATATTGCGGATGGTACTGTCGCTCAAACTCTTCGGGTTTCCGTCCTTGTCGCAGAATTCCTCCGGGTTGAACAGCTCGCCCGTCTGAATATCATATACGTCGAGCTCGCCACATACGAAAGCATCATACAGGTCTTTCACCTGTGAGTTGAGAGGCTTGTTAGGAAGGCATTGCAGACCAAGCACTAATTTTTCGGTCTTCACATCCACCTTTCGGGTGTTCTGGTTGCCGAACTTGCCGCTGATCAGTACGCCGTAGCCGCCCGCCTTGTACTCATTCACCTTCTTGCGGAATCTCAGGGGCGACTCGGGCAGGGTGTGGTGGTAGGTTTCCTTCAGCACCTTGATGGTCTTGGCCATCATGTCCCAGTCGTAGCGTTCGCCCATCAGCTTGCGGTAGGCAGAGGCTCGTTCGTAAAGCTTAATACAGGTATTGAGCACCGAGGCATTCACCACATACTCCTGGATCTTCTCTGCCGACAGGTCCAATCCTGTCTGCTGCCTGCTCTGGAAGTAGCACATGGCGTGCTGATCTACCTCGTAATTGGAAGTGATCCATCCTCGCAGCCTTACTTCGGGACCACCGGGGAACTCTACTTCCACCGCCTTGCGGTATTTGGTAGGCAAGCTATCTACGGCAACCAGGGCATAACGTCCTTGTCCCTTACCACTACGCACTACGTTGATGCGGTTTCTGGCAGATAGCTGCTTGTAGTTCGAGGCTGTCATTATGTCACCGTCAACAAGCTCACGAGCAGATATGCAAAGTGTATTGCCGTAATATTCCATTGTTATATATCAGTTTAAAACCAGTAAGAAGGTCTATCAGTAAGAATGCCCTTTTTACCTTTAAAAGCAAGAAGGCTCTTTTTACTATTTTACCTTTTTACTTTTTTACCTTTAAATAAATCATTCTTCACTGGTGAAATAATCCCAGTTCCTGCCCATCCAGATACCCGCTGTCAGGCATACGATTCCAATAATCAGATACAATGTAATGTCCATAACTCTATCCTCCAACTTTAAAACCTTGCTGCCATATTTTGGAGTGAAGGCATCTCGCGTACCAAGACGTTGTCCGCTGACGCCATCTCCTTACCCTTGAAGAAGATGGTAGCATTACCAGTCTTCTTGTCAAACTCCAGTACCGCTCCGTTGGGGAAGTATTGCCTGAAGCTTCCCTCATGGTCGAAGAGTAGGGTGTCACCCTTTTCGGCAACTACCGTCTCCACGCCGCCGTTAATCTTGGCGTATTGGCGGATGCGCTTTGCCTTGTCGCTCATGCCCCGCTTAGGGTCGAAGGTGAGAGCAAGCCAGATAGCTTGGTCTGACACCTTGAAGGTCTTGCGTATTCCTTCGCGTACCTCCGTGCTTACGTCTATTGCTCTTTTCATGTTCTAACAATATTATAATCCTTTTCTAATGGTGGAGGAAGGCGGAGTCGAACCGCCTTTCTTTCCAAATTTTACCATGCAGTTATCATGCTGTCCGGCCAAAACTCTGGCAATAAAAAGCCGTCCAGCTTCTCCGAGGCCTTATCAGCAAGAAGGCCTATCAGCAAGAAGGCTTTTTTACCTTTTTACTTTTTTACCTTTTTACCTTTAATCCATTTCCGTGCGCCCTGCATTCCAGCTACCTCCAAGTTGCCGGGATACGTTGCCCGGCTCGTTCGTTAATCCTGTTTTTTACCTTAAAAACCTAACACATGGCAATTACTAAGTATTTTTCGCTCAAAATGCTTATCTTTGCATTCAAATTCATGTTTCACTTATAAATTATATTAATTATGGCTACATATACTGCTATTTACGAAATTGCACCGAATGCAAAGTTCTTCTCGGAAGAATCCTTCTTGGATGAGATCAAGCCTGCGGTTAATATCATCAGTACTCTGTCTGAATCCTTTGGAGGATGCAAGCCGAAAATCGAAATAATCAGCAAAGCTCCCTACAAAGCTCGTATCACAATCTCTATATCAGCAGGTCAGCAAAAAATTCTCGCCATCTATCACCTCTTCGATATTATTGGCGACTACATTGCGTATTATATGGGAGATATTTACGTCGAAGTACACCATTCGTGCAAATAACCTGATAGACTGGGAATTTATCGTAATACTTACCATCTATCTTGCGTGCCCATTCGAAAAGATACGGGTTAAGCAGCTCGCCTGTCTCGATGTCCTTCACGTTTATTCTGCCATCAAGAAACATCTTCAGTTTTTCTGTATCAGGAAGAGTGTTATCAACTCCTTCTGTCTGTGCGATGTTCTCAAGTAAACGCTTCATGCGTTTTGATGTTCTCTTGTGTGCCATGATTTTTTCTTTTTATCGAGGGCGCAACCATTACCGCTGCACCCTCGTGGTTAAACACTCTATTTCTTCTCAACCTTATAGCCCTTACCTCGAAGGTAAGTCGCTACATACTCATCATCATCCACATCTTTGAGCACATCGAAGAGATATCCCTTCACATAGTCAGCAACTGCGCTTGATGATGCAAGCTCGATGTTCTTGGAGATAAACTCCACTTTCTTTGTTCTGCCAAGGCCATTAAAAGCCTTCTCTACATTTTCCATCATTATAACTTTTTAAGTTCATAAATTTGTCCAGCTCGCGCTTTTTTAGTAT